TAGAATTTACTCCAGGAGGAAGAAGATAATGGCAGGCTATTCAGCACGACAATCAACATTTACATCAGGTGATACTATAACTGCAGCTCATTCTAATGATGAGTTTAACCAGTTATTAGCAGCATTTAACGCATCTACAGGACACACGCATGATGGCACTGCGGGTGATGGTGGACCTGTAACTACTCTTAGAGATAGTGATGCTTTAAATAAAATACTTGTAGATACAACTAATAATCATTTAGAATTTTATGTAGAAGTATCTTCTACAGCTACACAACAATTAAGAATACAAGATGGTGCTATTGTACCTATTACTGATAATGATATTGATTTAGGTACATCAAGTTTAGAATTTAAAGATTTATATGTAGATGGTACAGCATATGTAGATGCTATTAATTTTAATGGCACAGCTATAAGTGCTACAGCTGCAGAATTAAACATCATGGATGGTGTAACTTCTACAGCAGCAGAATTAAATATATTAGATGGTGTTACATCTACTGCAACAGAAATAAATATACTAGATGGTGATAATAGTGCCTCTACAGTAACTATTGTTGATGCTGATAGAATTATTTTAAATGATAATGGTACAATGAAACAAGTTGCTGTTAGTGCACTTAATACTTATACTAGTGCTAGTGTAGCAGCAGATGATCTTTCAGCTGGAGATGCAGCAATTAATTTAACTACTAGTTCAGGTAGTATTACTATTGATGCAGCTGCAAATGATACAGATATTATATTTAAAGGAACTGATAACAGTGCTGATATTACTATGCTTACACTCGATGGTAGTGAAGCAGGTAAAGCAACATTTAATAGTGATGTAGTAGTTGGTGGAGATCTTACTGTAACAGGTGATGATATTATTATGGGTACAAATACTGCAGGTAATTTATTAATTGCAGATGGTACAAATTTTAATTCTATAGCTGCGGGAAGTTTATCTGAAATATCTACAGTTGCAAATGATGATGTATTTTTAGCAGTTGATACTTCTGGTGGTGGACTTAAAAAAATTTTAAGATCAACTATTGTATCAGGACTAGCTACATCTTCAGCTTTATCTAATGTAGTAGAAGATACTTCACCTCAATTAGGTGCAAACTTAGACACTAATTCACATAATATTTTAATTGACGATGCACACTTTATTGCAGATGAAAACGGTAACGAACAAATTATATTTCAAACAACAAGTTCAGCAGTTAATCAATTTGATATAACAAACGCTGCAACAAGTGGTGCACCAAAACTGTCAGCAACTGGTGGTGATTCTAATATTGATTTAGAAATTGAAGCAAAAGGAACAGGCCATGTAACTGTTAGAGGTAATACAAATGCAGGTGCTATCCAATTCAATTGTGAGTCTAACTCCCACGGCCAGATATTAAAATCTCAACCACACTCAGCAGCTGTTACAAACGTTATGTTATTACCAGATGGCGCTGACTCAACTTTAGTGTCTCTTGTTGCAACACAAACTTTAACAAACAAAACTTTAACAAGTCCAGTTATTAATTCACCTACAGGTGATTTTATAAAAATAGGAGGTACAAGTTTTGATAATTCTTTAATAGTTGGTCATGCAACTACTGGAACTTTAAATGATGCTAATAGAAATGTTGGTGTTGGAATTGAATCTTTAGATGCAGTTACAGCAGGAGATGATAATACAGGTGTAGGTTATAGAAGTTTATCTGCAATAACAAGTGGTGGTACAAATACTGCTATTGGTAATGAATCAATGAAAGATGGTACTAGTCCAATGAGAAACTCATCTTTAGGTTATCAATCATTAAAAGTAGTAACTGGAAATAACAATATTGCAATTGGATATCAAGCAGGAGACAATATAACTTCTGGTGATGGTAATATAATTATTGGAAATGTGGATGCTGGTAGTGCTACTGGAGATAGACAATTATTAATTGCTGGTTATGACGGTTCAACAACTACAACTTGGATTTCTGGAGATAGCAATGGTATTGTTACTTTTGCAGATGATATTTTAATTAAAGATGGCGGTACAATTGGATCAGCTAGTGATGCAGACGCTATGACAATTTCATCAGGTGGTGTTGTAACTTTTTCTCAAAACCCAGTTTTTCCAGATGGTGGTGTAGATTTAATAGATATAGATATTGATGGCGGAACAGATATAGGTGCAGATTTAACTACATCAGATTTAATTGTAGTAGATGATGGAGCTGGTGGAACAAATAGAAAAGCAGCATTATCAAGAGTAATAACTTTAGTTAATGCTAATATAGAAGATCCGACAGCTCTAGCAATTGCTCTTGGGTAAATAATCATTGACTTTTAAAAATTTAACGGTATAATATATATAAGTAAATAGGAGGAAATAAATGGCAAATACGTTTAAGGTAGTAAATTTTGCAGCAGAACCAAATAGTGCAGGCACCGCATACACTATGTATACAGTGGCTGGGTCAACTACAACAGTGGTTTTGGGCTTAATACTTACCAACATCCATACTACTGCAGTAACTGCAGAAGTAGAGCTTCATAGTGATACGGCAGGCCGTGCTGTAAATAATAACACAGCAAACGGAATATCTATTCTTGCAAAAGATGTGAGCATTCCAAGCGGCACGTCACTTGAGCTTTTGTCTGGAGGAAAAATTGTTATGGAGGCAACCGATGAACTTAAAATCGATTGTTCTGTGGCAGATAAACTTTCAGGTACGTTAAGCATAATGGAGATCACATAGGATGGCCTA